ATTCAAATATGCCATAGCAAGTATAGCACGTTGACCTGTGTCTCTACTTGCGTGTTCACAGTGCCATATATGATAACCTTCGCTTGGTCGTGTGTGCTGTATTTTAATTGAATGTGATATTTGGATTGGATTTACGTTTTCAAATATACCAAATTCTGATATGTAATCATTTACACAGTCCTGCATTGCATGATAATATGGTTGCAGTAGTTTGTTCATGCTAAGAGCAAACGTACCCGTTTCTCCTTCGTCATACAGCATTGATCCGTCCTTGTTCATTTTAGGAGCACTTTCGTTTGCTGTTTGTCTTGTAAGGATACGTGTACCTTCTTGCTGATGATAGTAATCAATTACTTCCTGGCAGTATTCTGGCGATAGTACGTTGTTCCAAACTCTAATAAAGTCTTGCATAAACATATTTAAACTACGCAGTTAATAGGCGTGTTAAAAGCGGTTAAAACACCGTTAGTCGTGTAAAATACCCTTTCGCTATACAATATACCATATTTCTATTAAAGAGACAAATAAGAGCCATTTAGGGGTGATTTTCATACATTTAAGGCTCCTGTCGCAGGGTGGCATTTTTACCCACGATGTTTAATATTTTTGTTTTTAGGTTAATTTCCAAACACTGTTGATGCTAACACGCATGGGCCAATCAGAGGGTGGATTGCCGGCATGCGGAATGCTTGAATCAAATATCACAGCACGATTGGGTTTGTACTCCACGACCTGTGAAGGATTGACTATGTCAACTTGCTGTTCCCAGAAACGGAGGTCTCCGTCACTGCCAAAGGGCCACCATACAATACTCTTCAATCGTTCTGTGTCATCTGCGATCATATCGCAATCTCGATGTGGGTATTGTTTACTTGCTGGTGTTGTACCATTTAGTCTTAGTACCTCAAGTTGTTTTGGTCCGTTGGGTAATAGTTCAAGTGCAAAACAACTTGCCATTACGTTTGATAAACCTTTTAGTGGATCTTCCATTTCAGGATAGTTCTTGTGCCAAAGCACACAGTTGTAATAGTTTTCATACTCATCTTCGTATGCACTCTTTACCCTGCCATACTCCCACTGCTTTAGATTGCTAATACTATTTTGAATAGTAGTTAGTAACCAATCTGGAAATACATCGTCAATAATTTGAATATTATTCATTGCCAAGATTACCTAAGAACTCTCTTAACTTAGTTGAATCTGTTTCTGCTCTAACCTTTTTAATAGGTGCACCTTGTTCCGGATCTGGTTCTTCAGTTTGTGCATCTTCTGTTGTCGTTGTTCTTTTCAACGAGTTCATAATAGTACTACCACCTACTGGTGCTGATGCATAACTGTTATCGTCATCATCGTCAAGATCTCTAATACGCAAACTGTCAATATCAAATTCTAAATCAATCTTAGAACCAACACCACTTGATGAACGTGTCTTCATCAACTGTATTTGATAACGTCCACGCTCACGCATTGCTCTACTTGTAAAGATACCAATCACGTTATCTGCTGTTTGAATCTTACTCAAGCCACCACTAATGTGCGAGTGATCAAATTCAATTTCTTCAACTGCACCTCTGTTCAACTGCGATGCTGTAACAAACACTGTGCCTGATTCCATAGCCAAGTTACGTAGTTCTTCAGACACAAATTTATCTTTAATAAACAAATCACTTGGCGATACTTTTCTACTCATTGGCATCATCAAGTCTAAGTAGTCAATCAACAATACATCTACTTTACGTCCTGTTTTAATTTCATATTCTTTTACATAACTTCTAATGTCGTTTGCATTTTTACCACTTGGCATATATTTGATTTGAAATGCACCTGACTTCTTGCCCATTAGTTTAACTTTCATTTCAACACCATCAAGATCTTTGAAAATCTCTTTTGTTGGAATATCAGTCATCATACTATCAATACGCATTGCAACAAGTGCTTCACTCAATTCAAAAGAAAGATAAATTACATTCATTCCTTCCACTGCCCAGTTAACACCTAAGTTTGCAAGGAACAACGATTTACCTGCACCTGAACCGCCTGCAAAAATATTAAGTTCACCTCTGTTGAATCCACCAAACAATTTCTTATCAAGTGTTTTCCAACCTGTGCTTACTTGTCCGTTGTTATCTTTAAGACCCATAAGTCTGCCTTTAGGGTCAGCAAAGTAATCTGTACCAATGTCTTTTTGCAATCCAACTTGTACAGCATTTTTAATTTTATCTTCTACTGGACCATAGTTGCCTTCTTCAAGTAAGTTAGCACTTTCAAGAATTGCTCTTTCAAGTCCTTTGTGTCTTGTAAATGTTTCAAACTCTTTAAGCAACCAATCATAGTGTTCTTCACGTAGTCCTTCTGGAGTTTTTAAATCTGTTTTACAAGTTGCATTAACCATTTCTTCTGTAGGCAATGCATTGTGTTCACTAACATAATCATTAATAAACTCTGCGGCATCTTGTAGTTTTCTATCAAATAGTGTATGGTCAAAGATAGTTTGACAACGCACAAAAGATTGTGCATCGCTTAACATCATTTCAAGATATACTTTCTGTACATCATAACCATAATCTCTATTTTGTTGAGCCATTTAAAATCCTTATTTCCAGTTACTATTATACCATACTTTAGAGTCAAAGTCAATATGTTTCTTTTCCGAAGCAAGGACTGCACCAATACATGATCCCGGATCACCTGGATTTGGAGGAATCCACATTGCGTTCCAATTTGGTTTTACTTTGTCCATTGCGTCTTTGTTTAATGCACAGCCTCCTGTAACAACAAGATTTTTACTTGGCATATTAAACGCCATGCTTGTTGTTAAACGTAATACAAGATCTTCAAATACATATTGTACTGCGGCCGCTAAATCAAAATAATCATCTTCCTTGATTGCTGGTGCCCACCAATTCAACCCACGGTGGCAATTTTCTTTAAACTTAATTTTACAAAGAGGATCGTGTTCAACTTCAAAAAAGTCTCGCATAATCAAATCTCTAAATCTATACGGATCACCTTTCTTTGCTAACTGACTAACCATAAACTCTTCTTTGTTTGCAACATATCCTAAACGCTGTGTCATTGAACTGTACCATAGTCCGAGACTGTGTGGATATGACTGTGAGTTTACTTTAACAAGATTGTTTCCGCTACCTTGCCACATTGTTAATGTTTCATATTCACCAATGCTGTCGATACAAATAATACTTGCATCTTCAAAGCCACTTGTGTAATAACCATATGCCGCATGGCTGTCATGATGTTGTACATATTCAATTGGACATTTGATGTCCCATCTTTGTAGATATTTTTTAATATTGTTTTCACCAAATAGAAAACCTTGTCCTGCTTGTAGTTGTCTAAAACTTTTTAGATATGGACGTTCATACCAAACTACTTTGTCAGGCTCTCCATAATTTTCACGTGCTACACTTAGCATGGTCCAATTGAAGTCAGGGTCATTAGGAACTCCGGAAAAGTCTTTTGAAAGACTTGCCCAAAGTAAATTAGTTGCCTGTAGTTGGCTTAGTCCTTTTTGGCCAGTTTCAAATACTGCTAAACTTGCATCGTGGCTGTTACCAACCATTCCCCAAACTATTTTCATTCTATACCTTTATACTTTTTATAAGCCGAGTGTAATACAAAAAACCATACACCGTTAATCATAGGTTCAACTACTGCATCCACTGCCGCTAATTCAAATGACGCACCTGTTATTAAGTTATTACAAATCATCGCAATAACAATATGTCCAACTGTATAGATTACAGCAAGTGTTAAACTGCTACCACCTATAAGTCTTTTTAACAAATTAAAAATGCCGTCACGTAGTTCTATCATAAACATTTACTTGTATATAAAAGGATCTCTTTTTTTAAGTTCCTCGATACGTTTTTTCAAACGTTTCTTTTCTCTCCAATTTTGATATGGCGTTGTAATTGTTTGCCATAAAGTCTTTAACCAAACCATTTTTTACTCCGTAGTTTAATTTTAAGTTCGTTGCTCTCACTCGCTGTAATAATTGAGTGCAGTGTGTAAATTTTACCATACTTGTTTATAGCATCATTTACATCATTTACATCTTCATTCCATTCAGGCATACTTACAGACCAACCAAGTTCAATTGCTTGATCAATTAGTTTACTTCCTGCTTCATCGCGATCAGGAACAACTACCTTCGTACTATTTAAACTGTTGAGTAGCATTGCCTGTTGATCTTTGATTTCACTTCCAAGTAATGCTACACCTTCAACAGCAATAGCATCAAAAGGACCTTCAACCACAATAGTATATAATCTTTCATAATTTTGAGCATCGAGATTGAATACATACCCAGGTTGTTGGTCACTGAGATACTTTGGATTACCGTCTTTGATCTTACGTGCGGTAAATCCAACTACTTCGCCTTTGTGATAAAATGGAATAATAATCCTATCACGATAGCCAAGTTCGGGTGTCCAATGGAATGGATAATCATCTAAAAATAAATTTCTTGTTTTTAGATACTCACAAACTTTAAACAGGTTGTTATCCATACCCGTTGGTTCAAGTGCTTGCCAGTCATCCCATTGATCTAATCTTCTTGCACCTTCTGGTAAACTCTTTGTTTCAAACTTTGGTAGTTCAATAGTAATATTAGAGTTACCAATTTCTGCAATTTGTAAACATTGTAGAGCAAGTTTAGTAATAACATCATCTGGTGTGCCTAACCATTCAAACAGTTTACGCATTTTGTAACTTAACTGTCTACCTGGTTGCCAACTTGCTTTGAATCCACAGTTGAAACAGTGATAACTTAATCCGCCATCACCGTTTGAAATAAGTCCGCCACGTTGTCTTTTGTCTGCTGAGTCACCGTTGTGTATACAACAAGGCGCATTGAAACTTGTCCAACCACTGGGTGTGGTTTTACGCTTAGAAGGTAAGTGTAGTGTTAGTGTTTCTTGTACGATGCTCATACTATTATTATAGTATAAACTGTCTAAAAAGTCAACTAATTTCGGACAAGAACTTTATCAATTGTTCCAGATGTTTTGGTATACTTGGCTCTAATAAAATTGAACACACCATTAAAGTTTAAGTACTCTGGTGTTGTTGGACTGTTATAGGTAGCAGAAGTAATGTCTACCCAATTTATAGGATTTTGATTTTCAAGTGAACCTTGAATTGTTACATCACCAACAAATCCTGTAGAATAAACTGCAACAGTATGCAGTGCAGTATTTCCGTTTAGTGCAGGCTCAGCCGTAATTTTTTCACTAACAAATGTATCTGTTTCTGTTTCTGTAAATGTTGATACACTGTAACTGTCTTTAGGTCCTGGAAATGCATTACTGTGAACTTCGATAGTACCTGACATTTCAAAGTGTGCATTTGAATATGTAATTACTTTGCTGTCGTCACTGTCTTTGACAAGGTATACAGCATAACTTAGATATTGGTCTTTGATGTCTAACAGTTCTGTTTCAGTGATATTAACCGTAAATTGACCTTTGTAACTTGGAGTAGAAGTTTCAATGATAGTTCCTGTTTTAGATAATATCTGTGTTTTAGATTCGTCGTACGCTACAAACTTAGGTGTATACACATTTAAAATGCTTACAGGTTTTTGATCGTTGTTTTTAATTTCAAATGTTAAGGTATTGTCTATACCTCTATATACTTTTAGATTTTTTGCGTACACTGTTCTAAACTCCGTTGTTATACCCGTAGCCAAATCTGCTACGAGATTGGTTTTGTCATTGACTAAATATCTGGGTGTAAGTTGCATACACATATTTATTTAAAAGAATCATGCTAAGAAAAGACATAGAAGAAAAATTTCCATTTTTAAGCGTAGTTACCTACGGTGGGCAGGAGTACATCGGAATTGTCAACAACCAAGACAATTTCATAACAACCATGTACAGTTTAGACGAATTGCTGAATAATGAGCATAGAGATAAGTTCTTAGAATTAGGAGAGATATGGTGGTGGGAATCAAATCGAATGATGCCGATTAATATCTTTTTACGACACGAGATGGAACCGTTTAGATACTGTATGGTTAATATGAACAGTAAAGATGTTAAGATTATACACGGTCCAACAGTTAATTTAAAGAACTTAACTATCAAACGTGTTAAAAGAAGATCAGTCCAGTTGCTTAAAAAACCAAAGTAAACTACGGGTGCTGAGCACTAACCATTTCACAAATTAGATTCATTTGAACTACTATTGCATGAGCATATGCAACTGCGTGTGCTTTCTTAAAGTAGTACTCACCGTTCTTCGGTTTCGTCCACACTTCTTTCATCACCGTGTCCCACGATTTCCCAAGCAGATGCCTCTTCGCTGGACGGATAATTGCTAACACTGACGCTAACTGGATTATGCTTTGTGGTTTCATCGTTTGAAGAATAGTACTGTGATCTCCTACGTGAAATAATTGATTGCTGAATTCTGGCTCGGTGATTAAATCCCATAAT